ATTTTTTTCTATAAATACAACAGTTTCAGCTTTTTTTAATACACTACTTCCGACGTGTCCTACTGGTTTTGATGTTCCAAAATTCTTATGTAATATTCCTGTGCAGTGCATATTACCTTTTGCAGTCCATTGTAGCAATTTTTCAGTTAAACCAGTTGATTGTTCTAAACTATTAAAGTCTGTTACCAAATCTACATATCCATCAATCGACATTAAACCAATATTATTTTTAAACTCGCTTTCGTAAACTATCCAATCAATAAAATCAAATCGTTCTTTTGGCGTGTATTGTCTTAAGCAAAATGTTTTATAAAATTCATAGTTACCTCCTATCATTTCTAAAACTCTTCTTTGAACTCTTTGCGTATGAAAAGATGATTGTTCTGTATCAAACGAAATTACAAATTTATTTTGAGTATTATGCCCTTTTATTGATGGATTTAATATGTTTGCTTTCCCACCAATATATCCAGCTTCAATCATAGATTTAAAAAATGTTTTTCTTGACTTTGAAGCTCCTACTATACAACTAAAATCTCCATAACTTCCAAATGGTATTGGGTACATTGTGTTTTTATATTCACTTTCACGAATTGAAATAGCTATTGGTTGTTGTTTAATTTCTTCGCTTGGGTCAATTAATGCTTCTTTAAATATTTTACTAAAATCAATTTCATTTAAAACTATTTCAGTTGTTTCCGGTATTATAATTTTTTCAAACATAATTTAAATTTAAAATAATGATAATTGTTGTTTATTTTCTAATATTTCTAATATATGCTTATATAAATCAATCGGTACTCTTGACCTATCACAATAATTATTTAATATTTTTTTATTATTTTTAATACTTGACTTACAATGTGCAATGTGTATATTTGATTTTCTAAAATCATTTCTTAAATTCATTTTTAAATTAGAATATATTGTAGTAGGTTTTAATCCAAAATTAATATTATCATAACTTGAATAATATGTTTTGTTTTGATTACCATTTAATTTATGATATTTATTTAAATATTTAAAAATTAAACTACTGCTTCCATTCTCAATAAACCAAAATTCTGGATTAAATTTTTTTATTATTTCAGATGTAAAATATGCTGTTTTTTGACCAAATAACCTTAATTTTTTATGTTTGTACATATAATTGTTTCCTTTAAAATTTTTTTGCCAATATAGATTATGTTCATTATAATTACGTTTAAAAAATTTAACATTACCAATATTTAGAGTTACCCAAGTTTCACAAGGCGGACTCGCAAAAATAATATTTGGTTTAGGTAATTTTTCCAATTTATTTAAACAACTTTTTTTTGATAAATCTATTTTAATAAAATTATCTGTTACAGCAAATGAACTCGGTAATCCAATTGAATAAACAATATATTCATCATTATTTAATAATTGTGTAATAGCTGTTTCTGAATCAAATAAACTCCAAATAACTTTTTTCATAATTATATATTTTTATAAGTATTTAAAGCCAGGTTAAAATTAAATTCAAAGTTTGCTATTACGTTATCCATTTCCCAAGTTTCAAAAGATTCATTAAAAGCATCGATATTTATTTCTTTTAAGTTTGTGTTTTGTTCAAAGAAATTTGTTCTTTCGTTAGTTTCTAAATTAATCTTTAGGCACTCTAAATGATATTGCAAAGGCTTTGAAAGTATATCTTTGTTTATTTGTTTTGATGCAAAGTTTACATTTTTATAATAGAATAAAAAATCTTTTAACACAAAGCAGTACATTTTAGCTAATAATTCATTATCTTTTATAACTTGCTTATTAGACAAATTTACAAATTCTATAATTGAATTTAAAGCATCGGCATCAGTTGTGTTTGGTTTATTCTGTTTGCTAATTGTGTAACCAAGTCTATTAATTGCCTCTTTGATTTTCATAATCTGTCTTTATTTTCGGTTTTTACTTGATATTGCTTTTTAACCCTAACCCAATTCGTAAAGTGCTTTTTAAATTGATTTAATGTTTTAGGTTTATTTTCTCCTATAGTTCCACAATGTGTTTTAAATTCGTTTAAAGCAAATTTAACTTTATCTCTATCTACTTTATACATTCGCTCTATATCTTCTTTCCATTGCTCTGAAAATAAACAAATATTAACTGCATCATCAAAACTAATAACACCAACATCAGATTGTATTGTTGTTATAACATTTACATTATCATTTACATTTACATTATCAGTTGACGAAATTGAACGCTCGTTAACGCTCGTTGCATTTCGTTTACGAACTTCAGCACTTCTTAAACCCGCTTGTCTTCGTTGTTCTATTTGAGTTTCCCATCTTTGTAAATCTCTTTTTAAATGCATTTTAATAGGTTCAAAAGCTATATTTAAAAGTAGTTCATCTGTTATAGGATTTTCATCGTTTACATAAGCGTAAATGTGTTTTAATAAACGACCAGCAACATCATCAGGTAATTGATTAACTAAACCTTGACTATCGGAATATAAAACAAATGATTTTTTATTTTCTGCCATTTTTTTAAAAAGTTAATGCCCTACTACAAGCGGTGGACGTCGCGAGTAATAAGGCATTTGTAATATTTTATTAGTAGCGTCCACTCTACATTTGCAAATATAGTATTTATTTCAATATAAAAAAATTTTAATCAAAATTTTTATAAAAATTCTTCTACTATATGAGTATCTAAATTTGTATAAGTAAAAATTAGTTTTCGTAAATCTTGTCCACACTTAATACTCATATTCATTCTATCTTCTAAACTCATTTTATCATAATCTTGATTATCATACATTTTATCCATTAAAGCATTTTGAAATATAATAACACAATTCATAAAATCTCTATTACTATAATTCGGTTTATTTTCGTTACCAACAGCTTCTGCGTTTTGGTTTAAAATATCTGTCGAAATAAGTTCTATTGCTAATTTGTGATTTTTCATTTAATCAAAATTTATTAAATTTTCTTCATTAGGTGATGGAATATCTATTCCTAAAAATTCTGCTGCCCATTTTTGTATTTCTATAATGTACTCACAAAATTGTGTAGTAGTCATTTCTGAACTCGTTAAACGCTCGTTTATACATTCGCCTGTGTCAATATTAATTATTTCATTTGTTGGCGCAAATAAAGGCAAAAGTATATTATAATGAATATTATCATTACTTCTTAATTCTCCTGTTGCATCTAATAAACCTTTTTGTATTAAAGGTAAAACCACGCCCCAATAAAAATTATTCTGATTATTGGAACGTGATTTTTTAGGCTTTGAAAAAGTAATTACAACGTCTTTATCATTAAACGATTTTATGGCGTTTAAAACAAGGTTTCTGTTTCGTTTGAATAGTCCGTTAACGATTGACGTTGTAATTTCAATTTTCATAATTTAGAAAGGCAAATCAGTAGTATCTGGTATATCTTGAGCAGTTACTTCTTCAACAATTTGCTCACTTTCTTTTAAGTTACCAAAATAGAATTTATCCTCTTTTTGTGCGCCTTTGAAATTAGATTGAAACGACGCTACGTTTCCGTATTTATCCAATTCATCATTTACCCAAACTCTAACGTTTAAATAAATTTTTCCATTCTCATTTTTGGTAAATGCTTTATTACCTGTTTTCGCTTGTTCTAACAATTTGCTAAAATCAATGCTTCCGTAAAATGAAGTTTTAACTCCCATAATAAATAAAATTAAAGATTAAATTGCCTACTCTATTCAGTTTTCGACTCCCCTGTTAAATGTATTTTAAAGATGTTTTATTTTTATCTGAACCATTCAACATACATCTTAATGTTGAATATTTATAACCTAATAAAATAGATGCTTCTTTACAACAACTATAAATAATATTTGTTTTAGTATAAATTACTTTTTTTGCTCTACCATTATCACCTAAAACAAGTTTATTTTTTCTATTTAAACTCATTTTTTCAATAGATTCTGATTTGTGTTTTTTTCCTAAGTTATGCCTTGAATGATTTAAGCTTACTTTTAATTTTGTTTCTAAACTTAATTTTTTACCTGTGTTTATCTTAACTAATAACTCAATTGTTTCATTACTTAATTTACCGCTTTTATCATTAGTTTCAGTTAATCTACAATTTAAACCATTATTAATAACATCGTATAACTCTTGGTAAAATCTTTCACGTTCATTTAATAAAATAACATCGCATTCCTCAATTATTTCAAATATGTGATTTTTTACTCCATACTTTAAAAATGAGTTATATAATTTTCTTTGACTAATAACGTTTTGTAATTTATAATAAGAATTAAATCTTTTATTAATGTTTACGCTTTGCCCAATATAAATTTTATTTGTTGGCGATGTTATTTTATAAATTCCTATCATAAAATTTTATAAAGAATTAAAGTATTCTTCCATTTCTTTTGAAACTACATACTTACTCCTAATTTGTAACAAATTATATTTTGCATTTTTTGCTTTTTCTATAATTTCCTTTGTAGCATTAGGTTTTGCAGACGCCTCATTTCCATCATCATCCGCACTTCCAACGCAAACAAATGATTGTAAAGAATATCTACGTGCATAGCTTATTCCGCTTCCTTGAGCTTGTGCATCATTTACTTTGTTGTAGATAATTTCTGTTAATGATTCCATTAACTCGCCTGATTCGTGAAGTAAAATAGTTTTAACAAAGTTTTTATTATCTACGTGAACTATTGGTTGTAATACGCTTATTCCGTTGGCGTTAAGAATTGGAATAACTGCTTCTCGAATTGAGTTTAAATCAGCATATTTTGACTTAAAGAATGGATTTGTTGAGCCTTTTTTTGGATTGCTCATTTCAGATTGTGCTTTTAATAAAGCGGTTGCAATTTGTTTCATAAGATAAGATATTTAATTGTTTAAGATTTGTAAATATAATAATTATTATTTAAAATCGTAAGTTTATTTTTTCTCTACGTCTGTAATTGTATATTTCTTCAATTAAAACTTTATATTGAGTAGTACTTGTGCAATCTTGCATAGTTGTAGGTTGTTGTTTTAATTTTGCAATAAATTCAGTAAACTCAAAATTTTCGTTTTTAAACATTGAAACTAAAGCAATAATAAAAGACCTTCTTAAATAACCTTTGTAATATGGTTCAATCATCATTATTTTTTCAGCCATCTTTTTTGCATTGTTTAAATCTTTAACTTTAAATTTTCCTTCTTTAAATCTCGTTTGTGGATTTTCTTTATTACTTCCTGACATATATTCATTAGATAATAATAACATTGCTACTTGACTTTGAAAACCATATTCATTAATAAAATCTCGATATAGAATATAATCTTTATAACCTAAATCACAATATCCATTTACATAATCATTAGTTTGCCAATTTTTCATATTAGCGTTTAAAATTTGAACTTCATTAAGTCCATAATTTTTTTCAATAATATAATTTATAGGCAATTTTAATTCTTGACTTATTAAAAATCTATGTTGTCCGTCAATAATTTCAAATTTTTCATTAACCATTATAATTGTAGTCAAATGATTTTTTTTCATACTTTCTTTTAATCTTGATAAATGAAGATGATTTACATCTCTATTGCCATTTAAAGTTTTAAATAAAGAATAATCTGTTGTTGTATGTACTTGAATAGCGTTCATTGGTACATTTTGATTTTGATACATAATTTTGTTTTTAAATTTCCTACTCTATTCAGTTTTCGGATACCCTGTTTTTAATAATTTAAAACGATATAGCCAAACTCGACTTTCTCGGTGTTGTTGAAACTTTAGGAACGTCATTACCATAAGCATCAATTACGTCTTGTTTAAGAGCAAGTTTTAATAATTCCGCCCTTGCATCTAAGTCAGCTTTTAATTGCGTGTAAATCGCATCATCTGAATAGTTTATTGTATCACCACCGCTTCTAAATGTTCCTTTCAATCCAAACTCTTCAAAGTTTTCTTGTGGTATTACTTTCATTAGTTCGACATTAATAACATCTAAAGCCTCAACCATTCTTTTGGCTTGTGCTAATAATTCGTATTTATTAACTTCGCCAGCTTCTAATAAATCAGTAATAAATTTTTTACTACTTAATTGAATTTCTTTTTTGTTAGGTAAGAAATTTTGCGTTTCTATTTCCTGTTGACGCATTAATTGAAATAAATCTTTACTCATAATTTTAAAAAATAAACCTCTTTTAAAAAACTTAATCGGTCAGAATTAAGCATTAAAAGAGGCGTTATTAATTTCGTTAAAGCTCCTGACCGAACTTTTTATTTATGCAAATATAAAATTATTTTTTTAATATCTATAAATTTATTTGTATTTTTTGTGTTGGACAACTCATTTTATGGCAATTAGTTTTTTTGCAATGTTTACATTTACCATTCGGCATAAAATAACTGCAACTTACTTCATCGCTTTCAATTGTAAATCCTGTATAAGATTGTCTAAACTCACTCGGCTTTGCTGTAAATCTATAACAATAATCTTTTGATGGACATTGTTCGTTTTTACATAATGATATATCTGGCATAATTTTATTTTTTAGATTTTAATATTTTACGATAAACCTCGTTGACAGATTCTTTGTTTACGCCACGCTTATAATTAAATTGAAGTATTCTTTTTATTCGTTGTAGATTTGTCATCTTTCAATTTGTTTAAGTTCTTGTTTTCTAACATAATCAATTTCTCTTTGAATATAATCTAACGCTTTTTCAAGGTCTTTTAAATGCGTTCCTTTCTTTCTGCAACGTGTAACATACTTGACTACGTTTCCTTCGTTAAAATTAAGGTTATTGTCTTTTACGAAATCTATTACATCGTAATTATTTTCGTTTGAATAGTGTAATGGTGTCATAATTCTATTTCTTTAAATGCTTTAATAATTCCTTCTTTACTATACCCAACACAAACTAACAAATTAGTAACTATTTCTGCAACCTCATCTGTAGTTAAGCTATCATATAAAGTTTCTGTTGTATGTGTTGTATCGTGTGATGTTATTGTTATTTTCATAGTTAAAAAATATAATGGTTAATAGTTTTTTGTTTATCGTAGTAGTTCATTGTTGTAAAACTGCTTTTGGTGTTTTTGAAGTTGGTTTTTACCCAATCACTCGGTGGACTAAATGCACCGAAATTTTGATATTCAAATGCGGTTGAACTTGTGTAATCAAAAAGCAATTGATGACTATCACCTTTGCCAAATTCTATTTCGTAATTATGCAATTTATATTCATCAATGTAGTTTTTTACTTTTTCAATTTGTACCGGATCAAGTTTTGGTTTAAATCCAAATTTTAAACTTTTATCGTCTTTTCCGTGAGTTAAAATAAAGCATCGATTTTTAAAAAAGTAATGGTCAATGAATTTTCTTTGATTAACTACTACTACATTATCAGGATATTTCAACTCAATGTAAGTCTTAAAAGCAGAATTAACAATATAGCCAAAACTTCCAGCGTGATTGTCATTACAAATGTTTACAATGTGTATTTTATCATAATGTTGCACCAGGAAGTCAACCATAGTAATTTTAAAAGTTAAACCTACATCAAATGCTTTTTGATTATCCATATTTTGTGGTAATTCGTGTCCGCCTCGTGTAGTCATTGAATTATATCCATCCATAAAATCGCCCAATTCGTGAAGTAGTAACACATTTGATTTTTGGTTGTTTACTATTTCATTTACAAAAATATCACGTCTTTTAAATAGTTCGATTTCATTCCATAAACCATCGTATAAAGAATAACCATCTGTTACTTTCATACCTATATGAACATCAGTCAAAACCGCTCTGTCAAATAACGCTTTACTTTTTACATTTTTAG